GTTGTATTTATTAATGGCGATGTGCTTAGAGTAAATGGTTGGCCACCATAAGAAACAGATATTGTTGGTGCGTCGATAGTGGCTGTGAAATTACCGCATATATCATTAGCATAGCTGTATCCATTTATGTAGAGAGCAACCGGCACTTCAAATGAATATTTATAGAATGTTTTATCAATTAGTTTGCGGATATTAAGCGTGAAAACTGTTGGATTCAAACTAAGAATGTCGGTATCAGATTTGGTCAACCACATGTCTGTTTCTTCGTAATTTTCAGTACCATATGCATTAGAAAGCGTGCTGTAATTATAGAGGTTGACTGAAGGGTCGTAATACAAATTCATTACAGGACCAGGGACGCCAGATGAAGTTGTTGGTGTTGGATATCGAGTTATATCATCACAAACACCACCGGATATGATGGTTTGAATTGCGGTTTGAGAATAGGTGCGGCGCTGGAGACTACCTGCGACGGTTTGCGTCCAATTCTGCTTTTTTGTAAGTTTACCATTAGTGTTTTTATTGTATTTGAGAACTTCGGCTTTGCGGCGCATATCCAAGTCAAATTGAGTTACGGTTCCATTATAAGGTGAGACAGGTGTGTATCGAAAAGGTGGGACATTGAAAAGGCGGGAATTTCTTAAATTTTGCTGACTAGTTAAGCATCCAGCCAATATTTCTGCTTCAGTTGGCTGAGCCATAGTTATACTGTATCTCTATAAAACAAATAATTTGTTTTATTTGTTTTATCTTTACATATTTGCTTTATACCAGAGCGAAGACAAGAAATATGGATTGGAAGAACCAGATGGCGCAGTTGTCGAGCCGCTTGTTGTGAGATTGGGTCCAGCGCCCACAATATTGTTAATTTCAAACACATTGAGAGCACTCGCAAAGTATCGTAAATCAGACAATTGGCCTGCAAACCCACCGTCGCGGCACACAAATACATCACCGTAGTTCTGGCGCGGCACATCTACTAAATCCTTGCGCGAAGTTAAAACACCGTTTACATAAATGTCTAAAATTCGGTTCTGACCTCGAATAATTACATTTACCCACTTTTTATATGGAATTCCAGAAATGTCAACAGTCACGCCATGAACCGAACCAGCTGTGGGAGTGGTTGTCTTAAGTGTATCCATTATGACACGCAAAGAGGTTGAACCGTCTGTTTCATATTTTACATACAGACCAGGAGCATTACTGTCTAAATTCATTCCGTTTAAAGATAGATCATAACTTCCCTTGCTGAAAATGTGGTTAAATTTATTAGTGTCGCCTGATTTCGAAAATGAAACCCAAACGCTATATGTGAACTCGATTCCGGTTTGTTGATTGGAAGACCATAAAATTGTCGATTTGTTATCAAATGAATTTTGTGGAATAGTAATGGATTCATTTCCACTAATCAGACCTTTTACTAAATATGGTGACTCAGAAGGCTGTAAAAAATACGCTAACGCAACCATTCCAATTCGAAACAAAAACAAAAATCCGATTAGCACTAAAATGATAAATGCAAATTTGGCGACAATTGTATTGGATTCGAGAAATTCAGAGCCAGCATCAACGGCGCTTTTTGATGAAAAATCGCTGAGGGTATCATTGAGATTAGTTTTGATGTTTGAAACTGAATCTGTTATTCCTTGAGTTGCGCTACCCACTGTATCGGAAATTGTATCTGTTATTTTACTTGTATCTGGTAATTGAAGTCCACTTGATTCTGGATTGGCCATATTTATATATAACTACTATAAATATATTCTATATTTTATTGTGTCGTGATTGGTATAACTCAATGATAATAATTTGTTTATTATCATTTGCTTAGACTTTGACTTATATTAATTCGGCTTGGATACACAATAGGTGTTTTACACCTTTTATATCCGATAAATCGGCGTTTTAAAATAGCTGAAGTTTTGAATACTCTGCTGCGTCTTTATTAAATGTAATTGTTGCACCATAATTACCAATCATAGATTTTACTGAACTCGATATGCCGTTTCCAGACGAATAATGGTCCCAGGCGGTTTGAGGATCAATTGGATATGTATTTCTAACAAATTTTGCTAAATATGCCTTGGGTGTTCCATATTCAATTGAACTGGATGTTGATGGAGCTTCTAATGTAACATTAATTGACTTTACTAATTTACCGTTCATATAAACATCAATGTAGTTGTTGTCCACACTTACAATAACATGTGTCCATGTTTGAATTGGAAAGTTATTGGAAATTACTAGGGTTTTGTATTTGTCTGCTGCTGATATTTGTCCAGCAGCAGTTCCAACAGTTCCGAAAACACTATATTCCAAATTCAATATTGGTGATGTATTAGCAAATTTTAGACCAATGTTCTTACTATGGGCGCTTGCGCTTGTGCTTGTGCTTCCTCTAGAAAACAAATATTTTCCACCTGTGCCGTCAAATTGATACACATACACCCACGTCTCAAATGAGTATCTCACTGAACCTGGGTCAGAGATGTCGCCAGACGGAATTGCGGTTTGTGGTGAACCTAAATCCACCTTCGCCGTCAATGACTGAGAACCTGTGAATACAAAGAAAACCAAATACGTTACAACAATTAATAATACACCTAAAATAATTACTGCCGTGTTCATTATATATTTTTGAAACATTTTATTTTACAATCACCTTCGCTTTTACTATAATCATTGTCTAAACAAACTTAAAAAATTCATAACATATACACTACTATGAATTCACATGAAATAAATGATGTTCGTGCACCTAGCGAATTGAAAGGCGTCAGTTTCTCCAATTATAAAAAGACCGATGTTAAAAATCAATTTATAGACAATATGCTGAAAGGCAAGGTTGAGTCTGCGTGGGATTGGGGCGCCGAACTTGTTTGCGCTGGGCACTATCTAGAGCTATGGGAAAATATCCTCTATTATTGTGCAAAACACATCCATATTGGTAATCCTAAGCTGGTTTGTTATATCGAAAAACGCTTCAATGTTTTTAAACAACTCATCACTGATGGGCAATATCTATTTGAATTGGATCTTCGCAACAACTCCACCATACGCAATTTATTTGCCGAAGTGATTAGTGTTTTGACGTTGTCCTCTAAAAAACATAGTTTTGAAGTCATCAAAATAAATAGGGTGGAAGAATTCGATATCACACAAATGACCGAACGGCTAAAGGCACCGAATACTAATTTTATTACCCCCATTTTTATGTCTGGCGACCCCAAAGAGATTTTCATTCCGATGAACGAGTTTGCCTATAATATCTCGCAAACTAAGAAAAATACAGTCTTTGCGTGCTATTGGATTGAGTGGGTGCTCGAGTTTGACGCAATGTGTCGTAAGAAAAAAGAGCCTTGTTATTGTGTGCGCCGCAATTTTGTGACCGTCGAAAATAAACTCACCAGAGACGTGGTGTGGTTGATTTGGGACACCCTATTTCATTATGTGAAGGAAACAGGAAATCCATTCTTGGAACGAACAATGACTTCACTTTTTACGCTTTTTTCACTTCATTATACGAACGCATGTGGGAAAAAACGTCGATATATGCTTTATTTTGCTGTGTCTCTGTGTACAGAGAATATGGATACGTCAGTTGAGATGGTTTCAGACAAACGCGTCGTGGAGTTGGCTATAAAAAACATCAATGATATTTATAGTCAAATCAAGAAGAATGAGGTGAGCCCCAATACGGAATATTTGTTTGCGGGACTGGAGAAACAGACGGCATTTGCGAAATCGATGGAACGGATGAATATGGTAAACGCAATTTCGATGGGGACTTATAATCCGCACGCAAATAAGGTGGAGGATGATACGGTCTAATTATTTTGGAGGCTGGTATAAATATATCGCATTTCCCGCATATAAGTAGTGCATAATATCGAGCCATCTGTAATACGCATATGTTGCGACATAATCAACAAAGAATGGGAAAATGCCGAAAAACACGAGTATTATAACCACAAACATCAGTCCAAACTCCTGCCGCTTAGCCAAGAGCGTCAACCCCATCATTATGAAAACAATATAATAGAGGATGAAGAGAGTATGCTTTACATAAGTCATAAGCACCTCTTTTTGAGCGGAATAATACTCAAGTCGATCTGATTTGTTTTTATTTGTTTGGAGACTGTTTATTTCGTCATTAACTAATGCTGTTTGAGATGGTATATCTACTTCAACCATTAGATATTATACTATATATAGCGTATATATAGTATATAACAAGTGTAAATACTGATTACATCGCAGATGTTCCGCAACGATTGTAAGCATTATACTGGCTAAATTCGCAGGGTGTGTATGGTTGGGCGCCAGCGGAAGTACTCATTGTTTCAAATCCTTGAGCAGTGGTTTTACATGCTAATTTGAGAGGGTCGTATGGTTTGTCTGATGCGCACGTACCAGGAAGACTCCACGTAATTCTCCGAGTAGAAGGATCATAAAACGCCTTTGCTCCATTATCAGAACCAGATGGGGCATAATTTGGAACGCAAATTTTATTGTATTCATTAAAAGATGAATCAACTGGGCAGCATTGTGCGCCTACGCATCCTGCGTTTGCACCAGCAGTCGCGTCAGATAATTGGCCACTAGCTAGTTGGTTTGCACGGTCTGCATCAATTTCCGCCTGTGATTTTCGATACGGTTGGTCCAATGTAATTTGGTCAAAATCCATATTGCTGCGATTATAAATATCCATATACAACACAACGCAGTAAATCATGCCGACGGATAATATAACAATGTTCATAATATCAAGCACCGTATTCGGAATAATTCCATTGTCGTAAACCTGTTTTATTCCTAAAACTACCAAAAATGTAATGACGGCAACAATCAAAATCAGATTATAAGCCTTGTTTTTCTTGGTTTGACTATTAGTCAAATCTACCATTCTTTGTTGGCCTTGGTATGTCTCATCCATTCCATTTTTTTTTGCTTCAAGGCGAGCTTTTTCTCTATCTAACACAATTTGAACTTCGTCTTGGTATGTTAATGTTGGACCAATTGAACTAGTAGCAGTATACAGTGATGTTGAAAGTGCAGCTAAATTTTTATCAAGTGCATTTGTTGCTTCTAACCCTGCTTCTGTGAGAGCGCCAGCACTATTAATAAAATTCTTTTGTAAATCTATTACATTTTTCAAATCAACATAGTTAGCCATAATTATATATAATAACAATAAAATTATAGTGATTCTATCAACAAATCATATTTTATTATCGTGATATGAATATTGCCGATATTAACAATGTAGCCAAAGTAATGGTTCCGACAATTTTTAAATTTGATTGTTCTTCTAAAAAGATTTTATTGTCTTTTAATAACGCAGTAGCTAAAGTATAATCATCTTCTAAAGCATTAATTTTTCCTGTTGTAAAATCATACTTTGAGTTATCATTAGCCATAGTGGTGTATTTTCTATTAATATCAACAATCGCCGCTGAAATATCGGTTGCGTTCTTCATAACTTTTTGTTGTTGGTTTACATAAGAAACAAATTCACCACTTAGATTCTGAAGTTGGTTTTCAATATTTGTATTTATATTTCCGCTTCCGTCTTTCTCTAATGATCTATATCCTTCTTTCATACCAATTGGATTCACAATATTAAAAGACGATTCTGCTTGAAATGGATTGTATCGTGTTGTTGTTGAACCAAATACACGATTTTGAAGGTTAATATAATCATATTCTCCGCTCGTTTGGGCACGTGTGTTTGCCGTTAATGGTAAAAACATTGTGTAGTTGTTATATGACGTAACATTATCGATTTGATAAGTTCTACTAAAAGAAATATCGGTTAGAATTTTGGTTTCATCCAACACTTTTTGTTTTACGTGCAGTTTTGAACTAGTAAAGACACTTTCAGATTGTTTTGGTAAATATGTTGGTTGACCCTTACCGAATATACAACCACCATTTACCTCATACACATGAGTGCAGTCATCTTTAGAATTACAGTCTGCTGTACAACCTCTTGTTGTTGTATTTTGAGTACCGCTAGATGGGTAGTACTCATCATATGTATGATAAGTTAATTGACTATATGTAGATACTTCACTTGGTGCTGCGTATTTGAGAAAATCACGCGGGACTTCGCGAATATAATCTACGAGACTATTTTTGTTTGCATAGAATGTTCTACCTGCCTTGGGGTCTACATTTATTCCATAATATGTTGTATTGCTGACTCTATTTTTATACAATACAAGGTATGGTGGGTTCCTAGATTTATCTAAAGCTAACATCCAACGTGGCGCATTGTGAGTCTGATTAACAGTAACCATCGGACTATCTGCGGTTATTCTCTGGTCTCTTCTCTGGTCTCTTCCGTTAGCAGACCTGTCTTTATAAATATAATTTCGAGGATTGCTATCTGTGTCCAGTGTAAAACGATTCCAATCTGGGTTTCCAACACTATAAGTTCCAACACTCGATTCAGACACAAGAGCTAAGCCAGTTCCAGAAGTTAAGCCAGTTCCAAGATTTGTTTTCATGATTTTTATTCGATGTGCATTATCAGTTGATAAATACATATAAACATTGGAAAATAAATTTACACCACTACTATCATTAAGATTCGTAAAATTTGACGAAAATATAGAACCAACAATAGTGTTATTTATATTATACGAAACCACATTACCAGAAAAATCTAACCCCACTGTGTCTGTATCTGAAGCAAGTTCCCATTCTTTCGCTTTCACAACCTCGATATTAACGTTTTCTTTACCTGTTTCCCATATTTTTTTATCAATACCATATTTTTCAAACTCATTACCACTGTATATCTTGCATTGGCTTATATCTGTTTGATATGAAAATACAACCTGTTTTTTTAAATCTATTTTCAGCATATAAAAATCTGTTATAAGAACATTGCTAGTCGATGATGTAATATTAAAAGGAAGGCTTGATAATGGTGTTGAGTTCGAGAACTCAATTTGAATACGAAACGGAACAAATACATTCTTTGCTAAATAAATACTGGTATTTACTCCAGGATCCACAAAAGTGTTTCTGTGCGCATTTGAAGATCGATAAGTAGTCTCAGCACCGCTCTGAAGCCAGGCAATAATGTTACCATTCACTCCAGTATTTAAATTCACAGTATAATTACCATAATTCGACGAAACAATGTATCCAAAATATTCAATAGATTTGACTTCGGATATTGGGTTTCCAATTGTATACTCAGTTGATGTAGCTTTATTAAACGAATCTACGTTTACAACATTGTTTAATAAAATTGGTGTCGCAAGTGTTTTTATTTTAACTTTATCTTTAACATAGTTATTTTTTGCTTGATAATCAATATTATTAATACTAATATCATAAGCAGTCGCATTCATTTTACAGCTGTCAACAGTATGTATTCCACCAAGTTGAATTGTGGAATTTGGCGTAAAATTAAACCCTTTGGGATCATTAAATGCTCCGATTGTGTATTGGGTTGGTTCATTTAAATTAAAAAAATTTACAAATTGATAATTTGGATTATTTGTTGTTCTATAGTTTCTATTAAATGATATGTCTAATAAATTTTGATCTGCTTGTGTTGGCATTAAATGATATATTATAATATATTATATCATTTTTATTATTAGATCTTTACAAAAATAAAATAAAGTGCAGAAGTTGCTAAAGCCGTCCATAAAATTGTGGTGTATGCGGCAGTATCCCTAGCAATCGTTGTGTCGGTTACTTGATTAGATTGATGATTCAATATTTCTTTCATTTTTATATCTAAATCGTTGCGTAAATTTTCTATTTCGGTTGATTTGTTTTCAATATTTGTATGTCTTTTCAAAAACTCCTCTCCTCCAATTTGGGAATTTTGACTAGATGTTCTTTTAATGTAAGTATCTAATGCTGTGATTTTTGTATTTAAATTTGATGTTTTTGTGTTTAGAATGTCTTTATTGGCTTGAGTTTTATCAGAAAGATAT